CAATGACAGTAATCCGGCAACCGACTGGCGCTGTGCATACTTGCTAGGGCATGTTGGCATTATGCTCGCCCACGGAGATGTAGCCAAGGACAAGCTGACAGGGCTTTTTCCATTTGAGTACAAAAAAATATTCAATATGGCAAAAACATACGAACTTCACTCAGGCCACTATCATAGCGAGCGGTTTAAAGATGATCGTGGCATTATGTGGCGCCAGCTTGGAACTGCAAAGCCAAATGATCCCTATGAGATTAAGAATGGCTTCACCACGGGCAAACATCTGCTGTATGCGTTCGTTTATGACGATGAAAGGCTACGGTGCACTTATGAGCTTAGTTGAGAAATGGAGAGACATCGCTGATTACAAAGGACTGTATCAGATTTCAAGTATAGGTAGAGTGAGGAGTCTTGACCGTATAGACGCGCTGGGACGCCTAAGAAAAGGAAAAGTGCTCGCTGACGTTGGAAGTATGGGTGACTACCGTAAGATTACTTTGCACCGAGACGGAAACTCGAAGCAAAAATATATTCACTGTCTTGTGGCCGAAACGTTTATACCGAACCCAGACGGCCTGCCCGAAATCAACCACAAGGACGAAGACAAGACAAACAACACGGTGTCTAATCTCGAGTGGTGCTCGCGGTCATATAACATCAACTATGGCACTCGCAACGAACGCATGGTGAAGGCGAACGAACGGACTATATACGTGGTAAGCGGTTCAGGACACCGCTATTATTTCGGAAGTATCAAGAAAGCGGCTGAACTTCTTGGGTTAAGTAGTGGTGCCGTATCCAGTTGCCTTCACGGCAAACTCAAGCAACACCACGGCTATTTATTCGAGTTGGCGGTGTAAGTCATGTCAGGTATGAAACGATTAGATTATGGCTACGTTAGCCGCACGGAGCAAAAAATCATTGAAGAGCTATCAAGGGAAACAATACACGGAGGGAAACATATGCTCTCAAATAATGCTAAAGGCCAAAGTAGGCAATTGTCTCACCGTCAGTTGCCTCCACCCGCACCAGTGCTACCAAAAATGGAAGGATCACTGCCAACTCGTGCCAATGCAACTAAGAAATACAAAGACAGTCTGATTGCCGAAGTTAACGAAGCCATTAATCAAGGAATTAATACTACATCCCCAATCTCAATTGGCGTTGCCAAGTACAATCCAGCAGTCGTTAATGAAGTAATCAGTTTGCTAAACAAATCAGGATGGGATGTTACTAGTCTAAATGTTGACGGTAACGGTTCCTATTCGACAATCATATTATCTTAGGAGGAATTACACATGCTTAAAGTAGTGAAACGACCAAAGGAATACATTGCAATCAAGATTCCAGAAGATTGCGAAGACGTTGGAAAGTTCGTTAGCAATAAGGTCAAAGAGAATGGTATTCCAATTAGAGTTAACGTTCGCTATGATGGCGATCATGTCGTTACTACGTTCGGAGAAAGAGAAAATCAGCGTTTTGTGAAGCAAGGCGATATGCTTGTGGCTGACTACAGTGACCTGTGTGGATATGTGGTGCATGCAATGAGTCAAGAAAAGTTCAACAAAAAATTCATGCCAGCTAACCAATACAACCAGAAGACACCCATTACGCTTGATGCAAACACGGATCCGCTTAAGTCAAAACTCAAAGAGATCAGTGAGGACATATCGTACAAGATCAAAGGCGTCACGCTGTCTGATGATCTCAAATTCAGCGAATCATTTATTGCAGAGCTAGACAAAGCATTGAACGACTATCATCAAAAGCAAGGGCAGTCATCGCAGCACACAAGCACTCCGCATGTTCGCATCGAGTTCGATGACATTAATGACGTGCCATGTGTTTGGATTGATGGCAAACGGATTGATAGATCAGATACAGGGCTCGTCAGCGTTTCACTTGACTGGCATACAAAAGATCCAGCGGCAACAGATCATGTTATCCGTGCTTATAAAATCGAATATTTAAAGGGGGATCACCGCGAAGGAATCGCTCAGGGGTATGCGATGGGACCTGATCTCTTTAAGAATGATGCCCATGCCAAGTAAGAAGCTTGCCTTTATAAATGGCAGACCACAATTGGTTGATGCCAATGCTCGTGTTAGATCGGAGGCGGATAGGCAGTACAACCGTGTGCGGAATGAGCAGCAGTCGGACTACCTTAAGTTCTATCACAGTAATGAATGGAAGCAGCTGCGTGAGCAGATATTGATTAGAGACAACAGTTTATGCCAACGCTGTGGCCTGCAAGCCTCATTAGTTGATCATATTGTTCCAAGCGAAGATGACTGGGAAGATCGCACGAACGCGGATAATCTGCAGGCTTTATGCAGGGACTGCCACTATTGGAAGACGAGACGTGAGACAACCAAGCGTAAGAAGGGACAACATCGAGCCATGAAGATTACAGTAATCGTTGGCTATCCAGCAAGTGGCAAGTCAACGTACGTCAAGCGGCATCAAGGGCAGCATGACCTCGTCTATGATTACGACCATCTCATGACGGCGTTAACAGGCCTGCCATTACATCAGGGCAATATAGACGCCAATGATTATGTGCAACTAATATATGAGCTGATACTACGGAAGCTTAAAGCAGAGCAGACCTTTGACCATGTATGGTTAGTCATGACATATCCAGATGAGAAGCTAGACACGTTGCTTGCTAGTCGAGAGGTCGAACACATACTCATCGACACTGACCGAGACACATGCATGCAGAGACTGTCTAAGCAAGGTCGAGATGTGAGTCAACTCATCAAAGCGATGAACAAACTTGATGAATTGAAATCACAAAGCAAATTAAAAAAATTCAAAGAAATAAAAAATTAAAAAACGAATTTTCGAGAATTTATCGGGCGACTTCACGGGTTGGAAACGGCTAGACCCCCCTTCCGTTTTTATCGGGGGTTACATTTCTTGGAACGGAAGAACGGTCGGCCTCTTTTTTGCTCCCCAAATTGTAACGATTTTTAAGGCGGTAGGGGTAAACGCAGCCCATTTTATATAGATATTAGGAGGTGAAGTGGGAAATGGCTGGAAAATACAAAGTGTTGCAAATGTCGAAGGGTGATTTGACCAAAGAACGGCAGGAAGCCAAACTACATGCGGAATTGATGGCCAAAGATGGCATTCCAAAACTTCAGGTAACACCGCCTAATCATCTTGACCCAGTCGCAAAACAAGAATACAAGCGAATTATCGAATCTTTGGGGACCTTACCACTTAGAAATCTCGATCGCGCCGAGTTGGAAAACTATTGTACATGGTATTCCGTTTATAAAAACACTTCGGTCGACATGAAGCTGGCTTTAAAGAATGGAGATCAAGATGAGTATTATGCATACGTTGGCATATTGAATAAAGCAACGGCAAATATTAAAAGTCTAGCCAGTGATCTTGGTCTTAATGTCAATAGCCGGATGCAGATGAGCATGCCTAAGACCGAAGCACAGAAAAATGATTCAATCATTGATACTTTTGGCTGACTGCGATGGAGGTGATGCTGGTTGTCAAAATTTAAGGATCCAATGCCTAATTTCATAAAACGTGTGCTGGACGGTCGTCTTATTACTTCTAAGGCAGTTAATCTCGCGGTGAAACGCCATCAAGAAGACTTGAAACGAACAGATTGGCGATGGCGTTATGATCCAAATCTAGCGGGAAAAGCTGTTAAATTTATGGAAATTCTGCCAGAACCAAAAAGTGGGAAACCACAACCGTTAGCACCGTTTCAGAAATTCATTATTGGCAGTATATATGGCTGGGTTGATAAAGATGATCCAAATATAAGGCGATTTACCGATGTGTTCATTTCGATGGCACGAAAAAACGGTAAGTCGCTTTTGATTTCTGGCGTCATTCTTTATGAGTTTCTGTTCGGAAAGAATCCAGCCAACAAACGGCAATTATATACCGCTGCTAATGATCGCAAGCAGGCCGGCATTGTATTCGGAATGGTCAAAGATCGACTACGTGCGCTCATGCGGAAAGACCCTGGTATCAAACGAATGGTTAAGATTACGCGAGATGAACTTGTCAATTTAGACGACGGGTCAACAATTCGTTCATTCTCTCGTGATACAGGACTTGTCGATGGCTATGAACCCCATGTTGCGGTCGTTGACGAATATGCCAACGCTAAAACAACAGATATGATTGAAACCCTTGCCTCAGGGCAGGTGTTACTGCCTAGTTATCTGACGTTCATCATTTCAACGGCTGGATTCGACATGAACGTGCCGATGTTTCAACAAAATTATCCGTATGCCAAAAAGGTGTTGTCCGGTGAAGAAAAAGCAGAACGCTATTTTGCATTTATTGCTGAACAAGACAACGTACAAGAGGTTGATGACCCCAATTCTTGGATCAAATCGAATCCGCTGCTTGACGTTGATACCTTAAACGGCCAAATCAGTGATTATCTGACGACTAAGTTAGCTCAAGCTCGTGCTGATGGCAGTCTAAACGCTAAATTAGTCAAAAACTTCAATATTTGGCGACAAGCTACAGAAGATAGTTATCTAGATTTCGATGCTTGGAAAGCGGCAGAGCTGACCGACAAGCCCGATATTCGCGGGCAAAGAGCATGGATTGGCATTGATGTCGGTCGGACAAGTGATCTATTCGCTATTTCTTGGCTAATTCCCCAGGAGGGCTGGTGGTGGCTTGATGGTTATGCATTTATTGCTTCAAAAGGTGGCATCGATAACAAAATAAAGACGGATCGGATTGACTACTTGGCTGCTGAACAACACGGCGAAGGCGAGATCAGCAGCTTAGAGTCAGGTATCATCGACAACGATCGGGTATATGAATGGCTCGAAGACTTCATTGAACGCAATGACATAGATGTTCAGGGAATCATGTACGACCCTTATCAATTTGGACCAATGCTAACGGCAATTGAGAAGAATCATCCTGAGTGGCCGATGGTACAGGTGCGACAAGGAACGCTAACACTGTCAATGCCAACTAAGCAGTTCCGCGATGATGTTATAGGCGGTCGCATAAAGCATTCAGATAATCGCATTATGCAGGCCGCCGCAATGAACGCGGTTCTAATGTCTGACAACAACGGCGTCCGTATTAATAAGAATAAGTATGCTAACAAAATAGACATGATTGATGCCACGCTTGATGCTTATGCCATCGCTTTCAAGGAAGACTTGGACAACTATTTGGACGACGACCGTGTGTTTAGTGACGACTTTGGCTTTTAGGAGGTGAGAACGTGAATGGAAAACTAGCTAACTTTTTCAGAATTCTTGGCGCAAATATGGCTGGAATTGCCACTGTTTTGGGTTTCATTTTAGCTGGATATGGGGCTTTTTTGATCAATAGGCCTACTGGATTCATGGTTTGCGGCGGCTTGTTGTTTGTTCTCGCCTTTATTCTGTTGCTTCCTGATAACGAAGGGAGGTGAGATGAATGAAGCTATTTCGAGGATTAGCAACCGAAGTGGACCCTCACTGGGCAGATCATTTGCTTGATTCTGGGGTAATTCCATCATTTCGAGGTGGATACCTTGGCATTTCTGCCTTACGGAATTCTGACGTGCTTACGGCTGTATCGATTGTTTCGGGTGATGTTAGTCGTTTTCCGCTAGTAATCACGGACAGCTCAACCGATGAGGTTGTTGACTTAGCCAATATTGAATACTTGATGAATACGAAGGTAAATAAGCGGCTGTCGGCTTATCAGTGGAAATTTTCCATGATGGTCAATGCGATTTTGACTGGCAATGCTTATTCGCGTATTGTGCGCGATCCGATATCCAACGAACCAGCTATGTTTGAGTTCTATGCCCCATCACAGACGCAGGTGGACACAAGCGACCCTGATAACATCATCTACCGTTTCACGCCTTACAATTCTAGCATGCAAAAAATATGTGGATTTGAGGACGTCATTCACTGGAAGTTTTTCTCATACGACACAATCATGGGGCGCTCACCGCTGTTGTCGCTTGGTGATGAAATTGGACTGCAGGAGTCAGGTGTTTCAACGTTACAGAAGTTCTTCAAGAGCGGCTTGAAAGGCTCAATTATCAAAGCAAAGGAGAGTCGCCTGTCCGCCGAAGCACGCCAGAAGATTCGTGAAGATTTTGAAAGAGCACAGGCAGGTGCTGATGCTGGATCACCAATTATAGTTGACGCAACGATGGATTATCAGCCGTTGGAAGTTGATACCAACGTTCTTAATCTGATTAACAGCAATAACTATTCAACAGCGCAGATTGCGAAGGCTTTGCGGGTGCCAGCGTATCGATTAGCCCAAAACAGT